CGGGAGATGAGTTCTTTAAACAAATGAGCTTTAGGGTTCACGCTAGGACTCAGCTTGGAGTTGAAGCCTACGAAAGAGGGCTGCACCACAAACCTCAAGAAATGGCGCGGTTTATCCAAGAAAACTTTGAGGGCTTAATTACAAATCAAGGTAGGTTTAGAAACGAGTCTAACATTCTTAGAGAAGCCGACGATTCTATCGCTAAGCGGAAAGCGGGAGGAGAAGTCATTGAAGACGAATCATTTGAAAAGTCTAAATACCTAGACGAGCACTACAGAGCACACCGATTAGAAGGGCAAGAAGGGTTTATTTATCAAAAGAGCTTTGGAGAGCGTAAAAAACTAGTGGAAGACGCAACGGACTTTGCCTTGATAAACACGTTTACAAACGAAGTCACCGGAGCGGTTCCAAAAGCTTTGATGAAATTGGCAAACTTCTCTCCTTGGCTTACTTACATTGTTCCTTTTGTTCGCACTCCTACAAACCTTATTTCTTTTGCTCTAGGTCGTGTTATGCCATCTCCTATTAGCGCGGTAAAAGGCGCTAAAAAAGTCGCAACCGTAAGGAGAAATCCTGACGATTTTATGGGAGTCGGTGAAAGGCAAGCCGCCGCTAGAGACATAGAAATTGAACTTAATACACCTTCGGCTGCTAAGTTAGGAAAGCCCGGAGACGCTTCTTACAGTGAAGCTACGAAACAAATGCTGGAAGACAAAGCTAAGCTTCTTGCTAGAGCCAACTCTATGGAAGCGGCTGAGTTTATGGGGCGCATTTCTGCTGCTACTCTTACTTGGGGTAGTATTCTTTATTTAGTAGACACGATTAGAGATAAAATAACAGGAGCAGCCCCCACAAACCCCGCTAAACGAGCCGCTTGGGATATGGCTGGTAAACAGGCTTATGCTATTAAAATAGGAGACAAATACCACAGCTACCAAAGGCTAGACCCGTTTTCGACTATTCTTGGAATCGCTGCGGACTATGTTCACGGCCACGCTGACGCTAAAGAAGACGGGGGAGGAAACTTAGGAAACGAAGAGGAGCTGGAAGAAAAGCGCAGAGGTCTTATGCAGATTGCGGCGGTTACCATGGTTTCTATAGCTAAAAACACTTCTCAGAAAAGCTATGTTGAAAATCTGCATTCTTTGTTCCAGCTGCTTATGAAGCCAAACCAAACTCGGCTGACAAACATGACTGGGCAGATTATATCAGGGTTTGTTCCAAACGCTCTTAACGTCTCTCAGAACGTATTCCAAGAGGAGCCTGAAATCTTAGAGTCTAGAAAAATACTAGACAAAATGATGAAGAAGCTTCCTGAGAAAATTAGGCCAAACGATTTCCTTCACAAAGCAGTTCCTAATCTGGTTTCTCCTTCTCTGCCTCCTAAAAGGAATATGCTCGGAGAGCCTAGAGTTAAGCAGAATGTAGGAGGACTACTAAAGGGCCTTAATCCTATTTTTCAGTCTGACGTTGCTTCAAACATAGTTGATATGGAGATTGCTAGTCACGGGGTTGGTAAAGGTAATATGTCTTCGTTTATTAGAGCGGGAAGAGACCAACTGGACTTGAGGAAGTTTTATAACGACAAAGGTCAAGACGCTTACGACAGGATGCAGCAACTAACCTCTGAGGTAAAAATTGGAGGCCGCACTTTAAGACAAGCTCTTAAATCGACTATAGAAACTGCGTATTACCAAGGACTTCCTGAAGTAACCGACATGAACAAAGGGATGAATCACCCTAGAACAGCATACCTTAACAAAATTGTAGGGCGTTACCGCGCTATAGCAAAAGACCAAATGTTTAAGGAGTATGCTTCAGTAAGAAAAAAATACAGACAACTCTTAAACCAATAATCACAGATGGCTAATAAATCATATACAGAGGGCACCTGCGGAGCGGGAAGCTCAGGCACAAACGCAGTGGGGCAGACTAACTTTGGTCCTTTTACTTTCGACTACATAAACACAGGAGACATCAAGTTTGCTGTTAAAGTGAGCGGAACTTGGAAGTTTGTTGATGTTGCTTCTGTTAATACGACAACGAAGATAATTACTTTGTCGGCGGCTCCTAGTGCAAGTCCTACTAGCGCAAGCGCGTCTGACACCTTTAGAATCTACAGAGCGACCACCATGGAACCTCTAGTGGACTTCCAAGGAGGCTCTCGCATCTCTGAAGCAGACCTAGACAACGCTTACAGGCAGGGCCTATTTGCGGCACAAGAAGTATCTGAAGACGCTAATACTACAGGAGGCTCAGGGACTACTACACTGACTACAAACTCTGTTCAGCTTGTCCACATGACAGACAACTCTGTAGACACGCCTGAGTTAGTAAACGATTCTGTTACAGCAGATAAAATTGATGATGGGGCCGTGGGAGCAGCAGCTTTAGCGAGCACGTTAGACCTAAGCGGTAAGAGTGTCACTTTGCAGAATGGAGAGATTAGCGCAGCGGAGTTGGCGTCTACTCTTGATTTAAGCGGTAAGACCTTAACTCTGCCAACAAAGGGAGGCGAAGTTCTCGAGTGTATTCAGGGCATCTGTGACGGCAGCACGGTAAACAAAGCTTCTGGAGGAACCTATACGCTCCCCACTATTAAAGATGGTGGAGGAACTCCCGTAGCCCAAGTAGCAACAAACAGTTTTGCAGACGTAACAGGCTCAGTGTTTGCTTATACACCTCCTACTGATGCCTCACGCGTTTCTTATGAGTTCTCGTTCTTGTTAGCTCCTAACAATGTAGGTGTCTGGGACGGAGGGTTTCAACGCTATTCACACCCCGTTCTAGCGCACTTTAAGCTTTTCTTGGATTCTACAGAAGTCACTAAGGCTAGGTTTAGCGCAGGAACATCTCATTTCTATGGAGACAGGGTGACCTTTAAGTGGGTGTTTAACATATCAGGGACACCTTCTACGGATTCATCAATTGGTTATTTTCAGAACCCTTCTGAATGGAACTCATCAAAAACGATTAAGCTTCAATTTAAACGCTACGAAACAACCAACGAAGGTAACTCAGATAAAAGACCGGCACAGCTCCATAAAAACTTCTGGTTTGATGACAATGCTTACAACTCTCCAGCCACGGACATTTGTTATCCAACCTTAACTATTATCGCTACGAAATAATGGACTCTACACATGTTCCTGCCGCGGTTGGCGTAATAGGTATGCTAGGCACCTTTACGCTTTCGGAGATTAACTCGATGGTAGGCATCGCGGTGGGGTTGACCACGCTGTGCTACTTAATATTAAAGACAATCAAGGAATGGAAGGACAAGTAGACAACCAAGAAGAACAACTCAAAAGCCTTCAGGCCCTCCTCATTAACGAGTTCATTACTCGTATTGAGTCAGGAGAAGCTGCACCAAGCGACTTAAATGCCGCTAGGCAGCTCTTGAAGGACAATGGCATCCACGCAGGTCTGTCCAAGGATAACCCTATGGACAACCTTGTTAAAATCTTACCGTTTGACGAAGCAGCTCATGGCTAGGAACTACAGAAACGAATACGACTCATATCACAAAAAGTCTAAGCAGAAGAAACGCCGAGCGGGGCGCAACAAGGCCCGGGCGATGATGATTAAGGCTGGAAGGGCGAAGAAGGGTGACGGCAAAGATGTGCACCATGCTGACCGAAACCCAAAGAACAACTCTCGCTCTAACCTAAGAATCCAGAGCAAGAAGACAAACAGGTCGAACAACAAGTAATCTCATGGAGGTGCCTGAAAAGCTTAAAGACTTCCGTAACTTTCTATACATTGTATGGAAGGAGCTGAACCTCCCTGACCCCACCCCTATTCAATATGAAATCGCTGATTATATGCAAAGAGGAGATAGACGAGCTATTATCGAAGGCTTTAGGGGAGTCGGTAAAAGTTGGATTTGCTCTGCATTCGTTGTCCACCAGCTCCTCCTCGACCCACGACGAAATATCCTTGTCGTCTCTGCGTCAAAAACAAGAGCAGACGATTTCAGCACTTTTACACTTAGACTCATCCATGAGTTACCTCTTCTCGCTCATCTGCGACCATCTGATAAGCAACGATTCTCTAAAATCAGCTTTGATGTCGGACCCGCGCCAGCCTCCCATGCCCCCTCCGTCAAATCCTTGGGGGTCACATCGCAACTGACGGGCTCCCGGGCAGACATCATCGTTGCTGATGACATCGAGGTGGTGGGCAATAGCGCCACCCAAGGGATGCGCGATAAGCTTGGCGAGCAGGTCAAGGAGTTCGACGCCATCATTAAGCCAGACGCTACGTCCAAGATATTGTTCCTTGGAACACCACAGTGCGAGGACACCATCTACAATAAGCTCACCGAAAGGGGATACCGGAAGCGCATCTGGCCAGCTAAATACATTACCCAGAAGACCAATGACGCTAACTACGACGGGGCTGTGAGCCACATATGCGTCGATGACGAGGCCGAGGGGGCATCTACAGAGCCTTTGAGGTTCTCTGACATCGACCTAGCGGAACGAGAGGCCTCCTACGGACGCACCGGGTTCTCTATGCAGTTCATGCTGGATACCCGCCTAAGTGACATTGACAGGTTCCCTCTGAAGACCAGCGACCTCATAGTGATGTCTGTGGACCCCGAGGTAGCCCCAGAGAAGCTTGTGTGGGCTCGGGACCCTAAACTGGAGTGGGACTCGTCTGTGCCCAATGTGGGGCTATCTGGGGACCGTTTCTATCGCCCCATGGAAACCATAGGGGAATATATCCCGTATACCGGCTGTGTGATGTCCATTGACCCCTCTGGGCGCGGTAAGGACGAGACCGGATACGCCATCATTAAGATGCTGAATGGTTATCTGTATGTTGTTGATGCCGGAGGAATCCAAGGGGGATACAGCGATGAGGTCCTCAAGGCGCTCACCATGAAGGCCAAAAAGAACAAGGTGAATGCCATAGTGGTCGAGAGTAACTTCGGAGATGGTATGTTTGTCGAGTTGTTTAAGCCAGTGCTCACCAAGATTCACCCGTGCACCATCGAGGAAGTCAGGCACAACACCCAAAAAGAAAGACGAATAATCGACACCCTAGAGCCTGTGATGAACCAACACCGGCTGGTAGTTGACCCGAAAGTCATACAACATGACTA